TAGGTTCTTTCTACGGGCTAAACTTTAAGAAAATTGGTAGAAGAAAAGAAGGCGGTTTACCTCATGGTGGTGCTGGTACTTATCCTGTAGCTGGGGATGTTGTTGATGCGTTTGCTTGGCATAAAGCATCAGTTGGAGAAGCAATCGGAATCGAGATGCAAACATCTGTTGATTGGGTTCCTCAAAAGAAATCGTACTTATCATCTGGAGACTTTAAAGGTTCTTCTGTGATTATTGATAACGAAGGTGTTATCAAAGTACAATACACAATGGTTTAAGGAGTAAAAAATGGCATTTGATAGAGATAATTTTTCATATTCAAGTATCGCACAAGGTTCTGCCGCGCCAAAGGTTCATTCTTATGGTTCGACAGTAGATAATAAAGCAGCTATTGGAGCAAGTGGTTATTTTAATGACCTCGTAGACCAATTAAAAGTAGGCGATTTTATTATGACTTCTGCTTCTGATGGAATGGAAGTAACGGGTGTAGCTACAAACACAGGTACAGTAGTCACAACAATTAGCGTTGCACTAGCATAGCTTTAATAGAGAGTATGGCGAACATGCTCTCGTTTAAGGAGTATTTATGGCATTTAGTAAAATCAAACTTGTTTCAAACGCGTTAATCCTTTTAGGGGATGAACCAATATCTTCTTTTGATAATCCGGGAGCAGGAGCAACAGCAGGTGAAAACTTGTATGAAAGTTCATATCTTGCAATCTTATCTTCTAAAAGATGGAATTTCGCAACTAAAAAAAAGAAATTATCAAGACTAACAGCATCACCAGAGAATGAATATAAATATCAATTTCAACTTCCTACTGATTTAATAATGCTTATAACTACATATCCTGTTTCTACATATAGAATATTAGGAGATAAATTATATTCAGACTATAAAGATATAGAAATAGATTATATTTGGAAAATAAAAGAAGATCAATTTCCCGCTTATTTTATTAAAGCTTTTGAATATTATTTGGCAAAACAATTATGTATATCAGTTACAGAAGATTATAAAAAATTAGAATTAATGCAAAAAGGCTATGAAATGGAATTAAGAAGGGCATCATATGCAGATAGCCAATCTCAGCCATCTGTACCTATTCAAGATGACCCTTATATTAGAGTAAGAGTTATATAATGGGTAGAAAAAAAGTATTCCAAAACTCTCTAAACGGTGGTATATTATCCCCTACTGCTTATGCAAGAGTAGATTTAACTAAATATTACACATCGGTAGCAGATGGACTAAACACTATATGTCATCCACATGGAGGGCAATTTAAAAGAAGAGGAACTGAATTTATTGCAGATATAGGGTCTGATGGTAGACTTGCAAGGTTTTCATTTAACATCGCGCAATCATATATTTTAGTATTTACACTTAACAATATAGCTATTTATTTCAATGATGTATTTATTCAGAATATTACAACCACATTCACACTTTTAGAAGTTAGAGAATTAGGTTATGCACAATCTGCAGACACTATGATAATAACGCATAAAAACCATCAGCCCCAAGCCCTTATAAGAGATAGTGGCACAGGAGTGTGGAGTATTTCAAATATCACATTGACTAACATACCTTTATTTGATTATGGTTCTGGAAACGAGCCAGTTATAAGTGTTACTAGAGGATGGCCTGGTTATTGTACTTTTTTTGAGAGTAGACTTTGGTTTGCTGGTTTAAAATCAAGGCCTCAAACAATCACGGCAAGTAAAACAAATGATTTTTACAACTTAAGTACAGGTACTGGATTAGCAGACGAAGGAATATACGACACTTTAGACACTGACCAAATAAATCCTATAGTTAATATATTCCCTGGTAGACAAATACAAATCTTTACAGAAGGTGGAGAATTTAGTAATACTGCAAAGCCTATTACTCCTAGCGATAGTTCGTGGACAAGACACACTAATTACGGAAGCACAGAAGGAGTTAGGAATGAACTCTTAGACGGATCTACACTTTTCATGGATAGAAGCGGAAGAAATTTAAGAGAATTTATCTATAACTTTGGAGAAGATGGCTACACAGCAACAAGTGCAAGTACATTGGCATATGATATTATATCTAATCCTATTGATATAACTGCTGTTAGAGGTACAAGTAAGGATATTTCAAACTTAGTTTTACTTGTAAATGATGATGGAACAATGGCCGCATTTAACACATTAAGAGTAGAAGAAGTTGCAGGGTGGACAAGATGGGTCACGCAAGGAACATTTAAAAGTATTGAATCAGTCTATGACGATTTATATTTTTTAGTTCAAAGAGCAGGTGGCTATTATTTAGAAAAAGCAGTAGATGACCTATATACAGATTCCTCTATTATAGCAGGAGCAGGTGGACCAACCATAACAGGTCTAAATCATTTAGAAGGTCAAGTTGTTCAAATTTTAGCAGATAATAGTGTTATGGAAAGCAAAACAGTAGTAGGCGGTCAGGTAACAACTGAGAGAACATTTACTCAGGTAAAAGTAGGACTTGGATATAATGCAGAAATAGACCCTTTACCAATAAGTCCGAATGTAGGTGATGGGAGTTCTGTTAATAGAGAAAAGAGAATATTAAAAAGCACTTACAGGGTTTATGAAACACAAGAAATGAAAGTTGATGGGAAAGTAATAGCATTTAGGCGGTTTAATGTAGACAAGTTGGACACAGCAACACAGCCTTTTAGCGGAATTAAAGAAATTAGGCATTTAGGGTATGGACGGTTACAAAGCTATAAAGTTTCAAGCGACACTCCTACTCCCTTTAGATTACTAAGTATAGAAACAGAGGTACAAACAAGATGACAGCAGTATCAATAGGGTCAGCATTACTCAAAACATACAGTTCTGTACAACAAGGCAAAGCACAATCAAAAGCGTACGAAGCACAATCGAGACAATCCGAAGCAGATGCAAGAACATCAACGATTGAGAGAAAGAGGGCTTTATTAGAAACACTAGCAGCACAAAATGTATCAGCAGCAGCACAAGGAAGAACTATATCTTCATTATCTGCACTACAGCAAGAAGACATTAGAAGAGAAAGATATGACGAGACACTAATAGAGTCAGGAGCAATAGCAAGTGCAGAAGCATCAAGAAGTGCAGGAAAAAGTGCTAAATCACAAGGGTATTTAAACGCAGGGAGTTCTTTATTAAAAGGTGCTTCGGATTACTCTAAATTACAGTAAAGGAAAGATATGCCAGTACCAAGATATTCAGCACCTGAAGTTAGAGCAAATGTAAGTGCAAGTGGATTAATTGCACAACAACAAGCAAATGCCTATCAAAATCTTTCAGCAAAAATGGAGCAATGGGGTAGCTTTGCAACGCAAGAAGCAGGAAAGCAAAGAGCAATTGAAGCGGAAGAACAAGCATATAAAGACCAAATGTCTGGTAAACCACTACACAAAGAAAGTGTTTATACTATTTACGGTCAAGCTTATAATAGCACAAGAAAAGCAACATATCTGGCAGATACAGAGATTGATATTAAAAATAAATCTAACGAGTTAGCGATAGAGCATAAAAACGACCCTGACGCTTATATGGCTTCAATGGATGGATATTTAGAAGGTATTAAAAAAGAAACGAATATACCTGATATAGAAATGGCACTAGGAATATCTTCAAGTAAAGTAGTGAGCAATACTTACAATAAATTAGCTACTAAGAAACAAAATGACGATATTACACTACAAAGAGCAAAGTTTACACAGTATGCCGGACTAAAATCAAGTGAGTTAATTAATGCTATCTCATCAGGAGACTTGAAAAGTGCAGACCTAATTAGACATTCTTTAGATGAGTACACAACTTCACTTATGACAGATGGTGTCATTTCTGATTCTGAATATATAACAATGATTTCAGACTTTGAATTTACTATTAATAAAGGTGTTGCAGAGAATGAGTTAAATGGATTACTTCAAGATGGAGATATTGCAGGAGCAAAAAGCGTAGTAGATGAATTTAATAAAGAAATTCCTAAAGGATATACTCCCAACCAATACTCAAAAGTAAAAGCCTCTCTTAATAAAATATATAACAACGCATACAGCAAGATAAAGGCTGAAAAAAAGATTTATGATACAAAAGTTAAGGGTTATCTTAAAGATGGTTCTGCTGTATATGATGCAGGAAAGATACCAGTTAACTCAGAAGAGTTAGACAGACTATCATTAACACTCTCA